GCGCAACGTAAGAACCGAGCACGTCAATGTTGTCATTAGGAACTGAAGTTTCGTAGCCAATTACAGTATGGTTTTCGTCATTTAATGAAGTACCGAAAGTCTGCAGAGCGCTCAAAGAACCTGCAAGCGCGGTAAACGCCTGACCATCTTTTCCGCCTTGCATTGGGTCCCAACGACCACCTGTCTGACTGAGGAATGCAGTGAATGCGGCAATTGAACCAGTATCAGCGTAAGGGTGAGCATAAAATGCGACATCCATTGAACCAATAAGCGCAAGTTTCTCTTCAACATCAGGATCAGTTGCACCACCAGCGAAAGCTACAATTTCGACTGTTACGCCAGCTGGGGTAACTTCATTCGCAAGCACTCCACGGAAATTCAAGTTCAAAGGAACTTTGTTTCCGACGGTACCTGCATTTTTCGCAGTTAAAGTGACAACACCAGCAGCATTTGAAGCTGTGACTGGAAGATTGACATTGTTTGTTACTTGAGTAACGAGCGACGCGCCAATCTGAGTTGCAGTATCACCACGAGAAACGGGAACACTTACTTTCTCTCCACCAACGTAAAGAGCAACTGTTCCAGAAGCGGTTGCTGGACCAGTAAAAGTCACTGTTGCTGATGCTTTAGTTGCGCCAGCGGCATCGTTAAGTGGTAGAACCCAAAGCTCATTGAACGAATTGTTGCGGCGGTAGGCCTCAACGAAGCGCGCAATCTGAGAACCAGGCCCAAATGTTTGTTTTGCCCAATCGACGCTGGCAACAATTACTGGAACTTCAGTGACGATGTTCGCAGATTGTCCAACAAAGAGTGTGCGTGAGTTTTGTTGAAAATAACCGGCTTTCTTATTGTCAACCTCAGCGTAAGCAAGAGGGTTGCGCAAATTAGCCGGAATGCTGTCAAATGAAATGGCTGCTGTGCTCATTATTCGATTTCTCCTTCTTTAATTTGTTTCTTTGGTTTTACTTCCGGCTTGACGGGTTCTTGGTATTCAACTAAATCTCCATTATTTAACAACTGACGATAATGCAGTCGTTTGTGGAAATCTAATGTGTCTAATTCAATTGGTTCATTAGTTAACTGATAACCCGTCTCAGGGTCAAAAACTCGATTAACCAATCCATTCACCATTCTGTTGTTTGGTACGACTTTCATTTATTTATCCTTTTACTGTGTTGTGATGATCTGTGTGCATTCGATCCGAGAATCTGGTCCAGGGTACTGAAGATTTGGATCAGCAGCAGGTGTGATAAAATCATAACTAAGGTGCAATGTCTCAAGTATCGCTGTGATGTTGGGGTCAAATTTCTCAACATACGACAAGCTAAACGTGATAATCGCGGAGGCCTTATTTGTTTCACCTACAGCTTCATAATCATACTCAACGTTTACTTCACTAATGTTTTCAAATTGCCTTACAAAAGCAGCATTCGTTAGCAACGTTGATAAGATCATTTCAACGACCGCGTCCAGTGCGGCGTCATACAGCTTTTGCTGCGCTAAAGTAATAACAACCATCACCTCATCAGTCGTTCTAAATGTGGCACCATCAGCAATCAGCTCCTTGCTTGATCGCTTAAGCTGCACAGACACACCGGGTTTTATCGTAGGATTTTGAAATGGATCAATACGAGTTTGAAACACTGCGTAAGGCAGCGTTGCCAATAAATCGTAAATGTCCTCTCTTATGTTCATACTTTAATTAACGCGATGTGCGTAATACCAAACCCATTCGAAATTAGCGTTCTTGCTTCGTACTGCGTTTCATTGACTGTGATTGGTTTGTATTGATCCAATGTTTCAACATCAGATGTTCTACAAATCAAAACTGGAGTCGCTGAAATTACCTGTCCATCATCGCCAAACACTGATTGTCCATTTCGAAAGACTCCTGTAAAAGAGACCTCGTCGCCAGTATCCTTAAAACCAACAGCTTTTATTCCGAAGGTTTTAAGGATGGCAAGATAATCAGTGTTTGAGTAAACCCCAGCAAACATTAGACAAGCGCGTCATGAATAACACCAAGAGTGTTATGACGAAGGAACACGAAATCAAAGTAACCAATCATTTCGAACTTGAACACGCCACCGCCAGTGTAAGCAAGCGGACGAAGAGCAAGGTTGCCCCAGTTAGCCCAAACAACATCAGACCAGCAAGCGCCGATGATTTTTGATTTACCAGAAACAGTTGCGAGCTGGTTGGAAACAGCGGCCTCATGACCAGCGAAACTAACACCACCAGTTACAGGATTCAAAAGAGCCCAAGCGATTGTGTTCTTGGTTGTCTTGTTGTCTAACTTAAGTGAGGTTGCGATGGCCTTATTCTTGATGCTGGTGTTGATTAACCACTTGAAGGAGTTCATTGAAGAGGCGTTGATACCTTCTAAGTAAGCAACAAGCGCAAGGTAATCCTCGAATTCAGCGATTGCACCTGCACCACCAGTACCAAGAGTTGCCTCGTAGGAACCGTTTGCGGTAACCGCTTCGTCCAAGTAGTACGCAGGAGCCGCAGAACCACCACCATTGATGAATGAGTCAGACAACTTCAAATCAAACTGAATCTGAAGATCGGCCAATGCATTTGCTTGAACATTAGGATCAGTCATAACCATTGAAAGGTCGGTAACTGAAGTCTGTGAGCTCAAGCGCTTCGGAGTTGCAGTGATGTTTGGCGCAGTCGTGATGTGGCTTTCAACCGCTGCATCGCCTTCATAACCCCATGCGGCAGAAGTTGTGCCGGTTTTCTTCTTGAAGTTGTGAATACCTGTCAAGCCAAAACGCTTGGTAACAGGAAGCTGCGCGAGAGCGTTGTTAGGCAAGAACACGTCGATCAACGTTGGATCGTATGTCTGATTTACCCAGTCGTCACCTTGGTGAGCTGCTGGAGTGCTCAAATAACCAGCGTTATGAGGAGCGCGAACCATTCCGGCTTCACGAGCGAAGCGAGGAAGAATGATGGTATCAGGCTCATAACCCATACCGGTACCAGTCAAACCTGAGTTACGACGGTATTCCTGGTCGATTTCAGCTTCGACGCCATCACGCTTTGCACCAGCGGCCATTGCGATTGCGCGACCGAAGTTGTAGCGATTGTGAGCTGCGTCCTTCTGATGGAAAGCAGGAGCTTTCTGAGCATCAACAGGAGACTTAGGAACTTCAACATTGCGCTTTTCAACTTCCTGAAGGAGTTCAGTCTTGATTGCGACGATGTCTTTATCAGAGTTGATCAAATCGGCAGCGCGTGAAGAGAAACCAAAGCTCTCACAGAACTTAGTGATTTCGGCGGCACGTGATTGCGCCTCTTTAATTGCTACAGAACGTACGGCGTCGAGGTCAAACTCAACACCAGTTTCTTTAACTTCACTTGTCATTGTTTCCTCCTTATTGGAACTTGTAGTGCGTGAAATTGATGAAATTGTTGAAGTAGATGAAGCTCGATTTGTACCTACCGTTGTGTCCGCAGGAATTGCAACCGAAGAAATTTCATTTACTTTTATCGAGAAACGGTATGCATCAATACCGTCAATTGGTGATTCAACAGGTTCAAATCCGGTGTATTGATACCCAACAGAAATGTTGTTTCTAATGCCGGATTTGATGTCATTAATTATTCCTTGCTTCGCTGGATCAACAGAGAATCGAATAAGCGCTTTGCCTCGCTTATCTTCAATCCAGCATTTTGTAATTACTCCAATCTGATCTTCTGCCTCACAGGTGTTGTGATCTAACAAAAATGGACAATGGCCTGATGCTGCAAAGCGCAAATCAGGATTGTCCATTGATAAGATTTCGACGTACTTTTCAAGCTTGACATTGCCGTTGTCGTCAGTAGTAAAGTACTCACGAACATACGGCTCCTCCGACATGAAGGAGATTTCAAAGTCGCTTTTAGCAGGCGTAGCTGAAAACGTTGCCGCTCGATTCAACGAGCTGTTGGCTTCAGCTTTAACAGGGGTAGCGGATGTTTGAAGTGTGGTAAAAAAGTTTAAGTCTGTAATCACGTAATGCAGATACCATAATTAAATTGGATTTCTGCATTTATTTATAAGAATCGTTAGACAACTTCAGTTATTTTGATTCCTCTTCCGTATCTGTAGGCTCTTCAAGCTCTTTTTGCTCAAGCTGTGCAGCTGGAACGTCTGAAACCATAACCAGATCACGCTTCTTGAGTTCTTCAGCCTCAAACTGTAGTAAATCTAATGTTTCGTTCCAATCGACACCAAACAACTCAGATGAAAGCTGGGTACGACTCAATAATCCCATTCCGTTGAGCATTTGGGCCGCGCGGGCGTTCTCAACGAGATTTACTGAGCGGAAACCGCGTGGAGTCCACTTAACTCGTGAAACCTTATCAAGCTTACTAAACGGAACGTTAATGTTTGAGGCAAGTATCTGGTACTTCAACCAATCTTTGTAAAGCGGGTTTAAGAAGTGATCGATAACCCACTGCTGACGGTTTTGGTAGCTAACTTGATCCTCAAGAGCGGCAAGTCTGGCGTTGGCAAATGTGACGCCCTCAATGTCTGAGCTAAGCGCGGCATAACTCAACTGCAAACCAGCAGCAACGCCCTTTAACTGACTTTTGATGAAGTCTGGCATGTTTGAATTCGGGTTGTTGTAATCAACCTTCTGAGGTTTGACACCACGAGGCAAGATCGTTGATTGTCCTGGTTCAAGTTCTAAATTGATTTCCATCGCGGCGTTCATGTCACGATCAGAAATACCCTCAGTTCCTGCTTCCATCGTGAAGTAAATCTGATCTAGCGTGGCAATGCGCGCCATTTCAAGCTCAGTTGTTTTATAAACATTGAGATGGTGTAGATTGAGCACTGAATTACAAATCCAGGGAAAACCGCGCACCTGTCCAATGTAGTGCCGCTCGAAGAGGTGAAAGCAATCTTCTGCCGGTACTCGAATGTCAGGCACTTTCTGATTGAACGAAAGTAGATAAGACGAGTTCATTGGCTCAGGCTTTGAACTTAACCAGTAGGCGACAGGGCGAAGGTCGCGATTGAACTCAACTGATTGAAAGATGACATTTCCATTGTCTCTGTTAATCCCTGTGTAGTAACTGGCGAATTGCTCAATTGGAATCAGATCAAGCTGATAACCAAATCTGCCGAAACGTGGTCCCTTGCGCTTAATTAGGAAAACCTCGCCGTCTCTGGCCATTGT